CATGCATCATACCATTGAATGCCGTAATCCTTTTTTAAGTACTGAGCTAATATTATATGCTTTAAATATAAAACACGAAAAGAGAAAAAATAAAAAAATACTAAGAGAAGCTTATAGAGATCTTATACCTTTTGTTGAAATGGAAAAGAAACCTTTAAGACTAAAACAGGATAAAGAATTTAATATAAAAACAATTGAAGAAAAATTTTACAGATATTATGGAACGATTTGATTTAATAAGACAATGGGCAGAACAGAAAGGAATTATAGAGAAGGGGAATGTTAAGACACAGTATATAAAATTACAAGAAGAATCCGGGGAATTAGCTAAAGCAATTCTAGAAGAGGATCTTGATGAGTTAAAAGATGCCGTTGGTGATATGGTAGTTGTATTGACCTCTTTAAGTTCTTTAAGCGGATTTAAAATAGAGGATGCTATAGATCTAGCGTATGCGGAGATAAAAAATAGAAAAGGTGAAATGATTAATAACACATTTAAAAAAGAAAATAAATGAGAATAGTAGCAAAGAAACCAACCTGGAAACACATAACATTTAAGACAGCAAAAATAGCATTTAATGACTGGGCAAAGAATGGATTAAAAGTAAAGATAAAGGAAGATGAATATGTTTTTAAAACAAAAAAAGAAATAGATCAATTAAATCTTTGCCTCAATCCTTCCTTTCATGGTAACGATTCTTGTTATATTTCAGTAGAGGAATTAAAAAGTATCTACGAGAAAGGCAAGAGAAGGAATGCTATACAATTATTAAATGGAGACCTTTATAACAAAGAGGAGTTATTAGAAAAGATGTATAGCGATAGTTTTTATTATGGTGAACTAGGAAAACACGCATTAAGTTCCTCTGCTGTAAAATATCTTTTAGATTCTCCAAAGAGCTATGCAAGAAGTTTAAACTTTGTAAAAGACTCAGGTGCTTTTAAAATGGGGAGGTTGATTCACTTAGCAGCACTTGAGCCAGAAAAAATGGAATCCTTATGTCATATAGTCGAAGTCCAATCAGCAGTGACTAAAGCATATAAAGAAAAGGTAAAAGAGGTAGGAAGCGATCAATTTGTTTTTACAAGAAGGGACTACGACAAAGCAATGTATAGCGTGGATGCTTTACTACAAAACGATGTTTGGCAGCAGATTACTAGAGATGCAAAATTTGAACAACCTGGCTTTGATATAATAAATGGATATCCTTTTAGAGCAAAAGCTGATATATTAGGAAAGGATTATGTAGCTGATTTGAAAACAACTTCAGATTTAAAAGCCTTCCCCTATAGTGCACGAAGATATAACTATGATGTGCAAGTCTATCTATATTGTGAAATCTTTAAAATATCCTTTGATCAGTTTTTCTTTTTTGCAGTAGATAAATCAACAGGGGATTTAGGATATTATGATGTAAGCAAAGAGTTTTATAATTCTGGAAAAGAAAAAGTAGAATATGCTTTAAAGGTATATGAGAAGTACTTTGTTAAGCAAGAGGAGCAATTAAATGAATATATAATAAAAGGAACATTATGATAAAAGAACCAAAAGAAATAGCGGAATATCTAAAAGAGGTATCAGGAGTAGAAGTATTTAGTAACAGCAGAAAGAGATCTAATATAGAGATGAGATCTTTATTAACCTTTATATTAAGGAAGCAATTCGAGATGAGTTATACAGAGATAAGAGACTTCTATGAGCTCAATGATAAAGATTATGACCATTCAACAGCAATTCATAGCTTTAAAAGCTTTGAAACCCATAGGAGGTATAATCCTAAACTAGATAAATATTTAGATCTAGTACTATTAAGCCTTAAGGATAAAACTAAATTAAGGAAAGCTTTAATTAATCACATAGTAGACTACACATTAGAAAAGGATCTTAAAAAGGTACTAAAACTAGTTGATGGCTTACCTAAACAAAATTAGTAAGAAACCTGTTATATACTTGAATAATCAAATTATTTCAAGTTATGCATGGAGGTTCAAGAAACGGTGCTGGTAGAAAACCTAAAGCAGATGAGCTTAAGTTAGTTGAGAAATTAGACAATCTTATAGACAATGATGTTGTATTAAAGAAACTAGGTGAGCTTGTAGCTAAAGGCGATATACGAGCTTTACAATTATACTTCAACTATAGGTATGGTAAGCCTAAGGAAAAGATAGATATTAATTCCTCACAAGGTTTAAACGTAAACTTTAAAGATCTTATTAAATTTAAGTGATAGCACAAAAAATAGAGTTAGATCCTAAATACTCTAGACTAGGAGATGATTCAAGATATTATGTAATTACAGGAGGTAGAGCTTCTGGTAAATCTTTCTCAGTTAACTTAATGTTAGTCTTGTTAACCTATGAGGCTAACCATATCATCTTGTTTACTCGTTACACATTAACCTCCGCTTATGTTTCTATCATACCTGAGTTTATTGAAAAGATAGAAATGTTAGATAAGTTTGAGGACTTTCATATAACAAAAGATGAAATTATTAATTCAGGAAGTAAGATAGTATTTAAAGGTATCAAGACTTCTAGTGGGGATCAAACAGCAAGTCTTAAATCTATTACAGGTGTTACTACCTGGGTCTTGGATGAGGCGGAGGAATTAACAGACGAGGAAACATTTGATAAGATAGACCTTACAATAAGAGAAACTAAAAACCACAACAGAATAATACTAATCTTAAATCCTACTACTAAAGAGCATTGGCTATATCAAAGATTCTTTGAAGACAAAGGAATACAAGCAGGAAGCAACACGCAAAAAGATAATACTACTTATATCCACACCACATATAAGGATAATATAGAAAACCTATCTAAATCATTTATCAAACAAATAGAGAGTATTAAAATACGTAGACCATTAAAATACAAACACGCTATAATGGGAGGTTGGTTAGATAAAGCTGAAGGCGTTATATTTAAAGATTGGTCTATTGGAAAGTTCGAAAAAACAGGAGTAAGTGTATGGGGTCAGGATTATGGCTTTAGTAATGATCCTAGCACCCTCATAGAGACTAATATAGACACTTCTAATAAACGAATATACTTAAAGGAATGCTTTTACTTACCTAGACTTACAACAAGTGAAATAACACGCTTAAATCAACAGCATACTAAAGGGGGTTTAATAATAGCAGACTCAGCAGAACCTAGATTAATTAGCGAGATACGATCAAATGGTTGTCATATAAAACCAAGCGTAAAAGGACAGGGTAGTATAACATACGGAATATCTCTATTACAAGACTATGATTTAATAATAAGCGAGGAGAGTATTAACCTTGTTAAGGAATTAAACAACTATGCTTGGCTTGAAAGAAAATCTAATACTCCTATTGATAAATTCAACCATTTAATAGATGCAATAAGATACGCAGTTACTTATCAATTAAACAATCCAAACAAAGGAAAATACATAATTCAATAGTTTCTAAAACTTTCTATTTTTTCGTTATATATATATGAGTATACAAGTTTTCACCCCAGACTCTTTAAGTGAGATAACTTTAGAACAATATCAAAAGTACTTAAAGATACAAGACCAAAACGAAGATGAAACATTTTTAGCTATTAAAATGATAGAGATTTTCTGTGGATTAAGAGGCGACACTATAATGAAAATAAAAGCCTCCAGTATTAGAGAGATCACAGAAATACTTACTAAGATGTTTAATGAAAGACCTCCCCTTGTTAGACAGTTTACTATGAAAGGTAAAAATTACGGATTTATTCCAAAGCTGGAGGATATGTCTTTTGGGGAGTATGTAGATTTAGATACTTATATAGGAGACAATGAGAACATGCATAAAGCAATGGCAGTTCTTTACAGACCTATCACACAAAAACATAATGACAAATATTTAATAGAAGAATACGATGGCGAAGATGCAGATATAATGAAAGATATGCCAATGGATGCAGTACTTAGTTCGGTTATTTTTTTTTACAATTTAGGAATGGACTTGTCGAAAGTTATGCTGAACTATTTACATCGGGAGGAGAACAAGGCTTTACTGCAGCAGCTCAGTTCGGAAAAAAATGGGGTTGGTATCAATCACTTTTCGGAGGACTCGCTCAAGGAGATGTTAGACGGATTAAAGATATCGCTAAACTAGATTTGCATACTTGTTTGTATGCCTTGAGCTTTATGAAGGAAAGAGCAGAGCTAGAATCAAAACAAATTAGAAGTAAGTTTAAATGAGCAATCAAGGAGTAAGAGGATTTTATCAAATAACAGATACATTAAAAACACAGCTACTAGCTGATGAGAATGTTAATACTGTAACAACCGGGGACATCACAGAGATAGATTTATCTAAACAAACAATATTCCCTTTAGCTCATATTATAGTTAATAGCGTTACAATACAAGAACAGGTGCTGCAATTTAATATAAGTGTACTTGCTATGGATATTGTAGATCAAAGCAAAGAAGCGACAACTGATATCTTCAGAGGTAACAACAACGAGCAAGACATACTCAATACTCAGCTTGCAGTAGTAAATAAATTACTAGGGGTATTAAGACAAGGAACAATACATTTAAATCAATATCAATTAGTAAGTGAAGGGTCGTGCGAGTTCTTTTATGATAGATTTGAAAATGAGATGGCAGGAGTAGCTTGTACCTTTGATGTATATGTAGCAAATGATATAAACCTATGCAGTTAAAAGAAACAAGAGAGGCTTTAAATAAGTTTGGTAAATATGTAATCCAACAAGCGAGAACTAATCTAACCAAAAAGAAAAAAAATGTTTCAAAAGGTTTATATAATAGTTTAGAATATGTTCCTTTTCAAAAAGGTGGTACAATAGGAGTTAAATTCTATATGGACGATTATGGTAAGTTTGTAGATAAAGGGGTTAAAGGGGCAAACCCTTCTAGACTATCTGCAAAATCAAAGTATTTTGGAAAACAAAAAGCTCCTGATTCTCCTTATCAATTTGGTAAAAGCAGAGGAGGAGGACTAAGAAAAGGAATTAGAAAATGGGTTAGACAAAGAGGAATAAAAGGGAGAGACAAAAGAGGTAGATTTATAACTAGGAAAAGCTTAGAGTTCCTAATAATTAGAAGTACCTATTTAGCTGGGATTAAACCAAGTTTGTTTTTTACAAAACCCTTTGAAAGAGCATTTAAAAATTTACCAAAAGATTTACAAAAGAAATTTGTTAATGATATAGAAAAATCAATATTTGAATAATGGCAAACATATTTTTAAGAAGTCCGTATTTTTTAACTATTACTACAGGTTCACACTTGTCAGCGAAATTAGCATTAACTATTGATAGTACATTGAGATATACAATAATCAAAAATGCTACTTCCAATAGAACAGTATTTGAAATAGCTAGCTTAGCAAAAGATTATTGGGCAGGAGATAGTGTTACCTTTGATACTGTAGCAATATCTGCTACTTGGTATGCTTATGATGCAGTAGAGGGTGGTGGAAGTCAATTAGCAACAGCAACTGTAACTCACACAGGATTCTATGGTTATTCATTATTTAGTGCTGGCGTAAATCAAGACATCGATGCTAACGATTACGAGTTAACCAATACAGGAGGAAGTCAAATAATTTACCTTCCAGATAATACAGCAGGCACAGCATGGGATATGGATAGTGGATCTGAAGATAAGAATAGTATATCTACTTCAGCAACAACTGTAGAGGCAAATAGCGGTAATTACAGATGGACTATAGAAAGAATTTGTAATCCTAAATACACTCCTATAATGATAACATTTGTAAACAGAAATGGCATACCACAAGAACACTATTTCTTTTTAAAATCAGTTGAAAGTATGAGTACGAAAGCAGAAAGCTTTAAAAGAAATACATTTGTTTATTCTTCGTCTAACTATGATACGCAATTAGCACAAAAACAAACCTTTAATAAAAATGGGATTATTAAATATACTCTAAATACTAATTACATGATTGAGGCATATAATAAGGTTATGGAGGATTTATTACTAAGCGAATATGTATGGATAAATTATGGAGGGCTAACTTATAAACCTGTTGTTGTTACATCAAGTTCTTTAACATACAAAAAATCTGTAAATGATAGACTAATACAA